AAAGATTGGTGGAGTGATGAACTTAGAGAATTAATAACAGAGGGTGGAGCATACGGGCATATGGCACATCCTTTTGATGATAAAGATTTGACATTTAAAGATTTAAAAAATATCATAGATATGGGATTGGGTGGCCGGTTAGACCGAGAAGATAATGTAACGGAAAAACTTGATGGACAAAACCTTATGATAAGTTGGAGAGCATAATGGCAATTACAATAGATGTTAAAAAGGGTGATACTATTCTTGTAGGAAAATTTAAAAATAAGAAAATGGTAATAAAGGATATAGGTGTAGATAAACATGGAATGCCAACGGTTAATGGTAGGAAAGCAGTAACATTTAGAATACATAAAAAAGTTAATATTTTTGATAAAGGATTTGATGAGAAAATTGATAGGGACGCAGAAGGATACGGAAAATACGATGATCCTGATGATAGTGATTTTGATGAACCTTCGAAAACTAAACAATTAGAAAGTAAGTCTACTTATAAAAAAATAATGGAGATGTAAATATGGATTGGTTAAAGAAACTCATAGCGAGCATTTTAGGACTTTTTGGTTTAAGTACACTTTTAAGTGCTAGAAAGTCACAAGAAGTAAAGGAATTAGAAGATGTTATAAAAGAACATAAAAAGAAAGAAAAAGAAGTAGCAAAAGAAGTAAAAAAATTACAAGTACATAAAAATAAAAATAAAAAACAAATAACAAACGCAAAAAGAAAACTTACTCGTACACAAAACGAGATTAAAAAAATGGAAGTAGCTTCCGAAAATGATGATGTGTCAGATGCAGCAGATTTTTTGAGGAAGTTTTCCAAGAGTAAATAATTATATATATGTATATAAGGAGAAATTAAAATGGCAATACCAGACATTCAAACACTTGGTGATTATAATGGAGTAACAGAGGTGGCAGCAAGTACTACTTTTCATGCTACAGGTTCAAAAGCCGGTGCTGGATTTATTATTGAGAACGTAACAAATGTAGTAATACATTGTGCTGGTGGTGGAATTTTAGGTGGTGACCAATGTACCGTTAAAGTACTTTATCCGATTGGTGTGAAAAAAGTAGTAAATGGTGCAAGTGGTATAGTTCACGTATTACATAGATAAGGAGTGAATATGAAATATCTATGGATATTATTGCTATCCATTCCATTATTTGGGCAGACAACTTATACTGAAGCAGAAGCATTGGAAATGATTAAACAACGTGATGCTGAATGGAAAGGTTCGGTGGCGAAGTTAGAATCTATTGATAGTGCAAAGACAGTTCAGATTGGTCAATATAAAGATTTGGTCAAAGAGTTAGAAGACCAAGCCAATCTTGATTCTTTAATAATAGTGGCAAAAGGTAAACAAATAGAAGCCTTAAAGGCGCAAAATGAGGCTAATGAAAAATTATCAAAATTATCAAAACCAAGTTGGTATGAAAACAAGTGGCTGTATTTTGGATATGGAGTAGCTGCAGTAACTATTCCAACTTATTTTGGAATTAAAATAGTGGACATAGCAAACTAATGAGTAATATGAAAGAAGTCATTAAAACGGAATATCTAAAATGTGCAGTGGATCCTGCATATTTTCTAAAAAAGTATGCTGTTATACAACATCCAATACAGGGTAAAATACCGTTTTCTTTATATGAATTTCAAGAAAAAATGGTAACTGATTTTAATAAACACAATTATAATGTTATATTAAAGGCCCGTCAGTTAGGTATATCCACACTTACCGCTGGTTACGCATTGTGGATGATGACCTTTCAGAGTGATAAGAACATATTGGTTATTGCAACTAAACAAGACACCGCTAAAAACCTTGTAACGAAAATCCGAGTAATGCATGCAAACTTACCTAATTGGGTAAAGTCAAATTGTGTTGAAGATAACAAATTATCATTAAGATATAGTAATGGTTCACAAGTAAAGGCAATCGCAAGTTCTGAAGATGCAGGTCGTTCAGAGGCACTATCTTTATTGATACTTGACGAAGCTGCATTTATTGATAAGATAGATACAATATGGACTGCAGCACAAAGTACTCTTGCAACTGGTGGTCAATGTATAGCACTATCTACACCAAACGGTGTAGGAAATTGGTTTCATAAAGTTTGGGTTGATGCTGAAGAAGGGAAAAGTGAGTGGAATTTTGTAAGACTTCATTGGTCATTACATCCAGATAGGGATGAAGAATGGAGAGAAGAACAAGAAAAACTTTTGGGACCGTCAATGGCAGCCCAAGAATACGATTGTGACTTCATCACTTCTGGTCAAACTGTAATTGATGGTGTTATTTTAGAAGAATATAGAAATACACAAATTGAAGATCCAGTTGAAAAGAGGGGAATGGATAGTAATTTATGGGTTTGGAGACAACCAGATTATACAAAGAATTATGTAGTAGCCGCTGATGTCGCCCGTGGTGATGCATCAGACTTTTCCGCATTTCATGTAATAGAAATAGAGAGTATGGAACAAGTTGCAGAATATAAGGGAAAAATACCTACTAAAGACTTTGGTAATTTATGTATGAACACTGCTATGGAATATAACAACGCATTATTGGTTATTGAGAATTCAAGTATTGGTTGGGCTACTATACAACAAGTTATTGATAGAGAGTATGATAACCTATTTTATACAAGTAAAGATTTACAGTTTGTAGATGTCGCAAGACAAGTAACAAATAGATACAGACATAAAGATAGACAAATGATCCCTGGATTCAGTATGACTATGAAAACAAGACCATTAGTAATAGCAAAATTAGAAGAATATTTTAGAGAAAAATCAGTCATAGTACATTCTAATAGACTGATTGATGAATTATTTGTGTTTATATGGCACAACAATAAAGCCGAAGCTATGGAAGGATATAATGATGACCTTCCGATGAGTTTGGCGATAGGATTGTGGGTAAGAGATACTGCACTTAGATTAAATGCAGAAGGAATTGCTCTACAAAAAACAGTCCTAAATAAAATGTTAGATTATGAACCACTTTACACTCCAGAAGAAGAAAAAGCAGAAGGTTGGGAATGGGACGTGGGTGGACAAAAAGAAGATCTAACTTGGTTAATAAAATAAAGAGGTAAAAAATGGCAAACACGAGTTTAAGAGCAAGACTACAACGATTATTTTCTACAAATGTAATTGTAAGACATGCAGGTGGAAGAACGTTAAAAATAGCTGATACTGATAGAGTTCAGGCGGCAACAAGAAATCGTATGGTAGATAGATGGTCAAGACTACATTCTAATTTAACAACGGGTGGATATGGACACGCCCAGGCAATTAGTTTTCAGGCAGAAAGATTGTCTCTATTTAGAGATTATGAAGAAATGGATAGTGATGCTATTATATCGTCAGCACTCGACATTTATGCAGACGAATCCACGATGAAATCAGAATATGGTCAAGTATTGGAGATTAAATCCGAAAATGAAAACATTCATGATATTCTACATAATCTTTTTTATGATATATTGAATATAGAATTTAATTTATGGCCATGGGTTCGTAACCTATGTAAGTATGGAGATTTTTATCTTTATTTAGACATTAAAGAAAAGTATGGTATTACAAATGTAATTCCACTTTCAGCATATGATGTTACTCGTATTGAAGGTGAGGATCCAGATAATCCATATTATGTTCAATTTGTAGTTGAAGAAGGTGATACAAGACATACTGGTCGCATGCATGGACAGAAGGAATTAGAAAATTATGAAATAGCACATTTCAGATTACTTTCAGATGCAAACTTTATACCATACGGAAAAGGTATGATTGAAGGAGCTCGTAAGATTTGGAAACAGTTATCTCTTATGGAAGATGCTATGTTAATACATCGTATTATGAGAGCACCAGAAAAAAGAGTTTTCAAAATTGACATTGGTAATATTCCACCAGCAGAAGTTGATAACTTTATGCAGAAGATTATTACTAAGATGAAAAAGGCACCAGTTATGAATGAAACTACAGGTGATTATAATTTGAAATATAATATTCAAAATCTGACAGAGGATTTCTTCTTACCAGTTCGTGGTGGAGATAGTGGAACTCAAATTGATAGTCTTGCAGGATTAACTTATGAGGCAGTAGAAGATATTGAATATTTAAGAAATAAAATGATGGCAGCATTAAAAATTCCAAAGGCGTTTTTAGGGTACGAAGAAAATGTTGGTAGTAAGGCAACATTAGCAGCAGAAGATGTTCGGTTTGCAAGAACGATTGAAAGACTTCAGAGAATTGTTACGAGTGAATTGACAAAGATAGGAATAGTACATTTATATTCACAAGGATATACAGATGCAGACCTTGTTAATTTTGAATTAGAATTGAAAAATCCATCTACAATATATGAAGAAGAAAGAATTGAATTGTGGAATAACAAACAAAGTCTTGCTTCAAGTATAATGGACGCTAAGATAGCCGATACAGAATGGATTTATGATAATATTTTTAAGTTTACTGAAGAAGATAAAAAGGATATACGACTCGGTATTATCAAAGACCAAAAACGGAAGTTTAGATGGTCTCAGATTGAAATGGAAGGTAATGATCCAGTTCAGACCGAAGAAGCAGTTGGAACACAAGGAGCGATGATGGATGCAGGTGGAGCCGAGGGTGG